TATCACATTACATATGGTGTCTGATTGCTTTTATCACAGGGGTTAAGCTCTTGATGAACAGCTACCAGATTCTTTATATCTCAATGCCAATTTCTTGTGCTGCTTTTACAATTTTTTGATATCTTAATGAGTTTGCCTTTTTCATTTTGTTAAACGCTGCTATAGATTTTGGCATTATATTTGGTAATTCTTGCATTAATTGATAATATATATCTTTATTTTTAGCAGATTCTTCATGTTTCTTTTGATTTTCTAATCGTTGTAGATATAATTGTTTATCATTATCTGTTCTATCATCAATAAATGGGCGATTGCTATATTCTATGGGATCACAATCTTGTAAATATTGGTTTTTAAAACTGCTGATTCCAAGAATAAAAGAATAGAATGTGTGTCTGCATCCATCATGAAAACCGCCATATTTATATACTATATCTGGTAATTTAGGAAAACGTTTGTCTTTCCCAGATATGCAGTACACACGCATTTGATACGAGGCACAAACTGGGCAGGTACCAGGCGAAAATGGACAAACAACATAATCAATATGATTTTTCTGGCATTCATGAATAGTCTTTTCAAAAGCAGCGATATGCATAGAGGCTGAAGTAGGAAACATAGAAAGTAATTTTTGTTCAGCAAATTTCGCCTGTTCGTATTTCCCATCTTCATATAACCAATTTGCCAGACGAAGAAAATATTTAGAACTATAAAATGTTCCAGTGGTTTTCATTAACTGTGTACTTTTTATTAAAAGAGCATATGCTAGATCATTATTATGTGCTTTACGTTCTTGCGATGCTCGCATTCTCAATAGATACTCCAAAAAATAAACTGGTGTACCAAATGATTTTCTATTTGAAAAATCAAGCTGAGGTATAGATTGTACACTTTCGATAGAGTAAGTGTCATATATTATTCCATTTATATTATAAAATTGGGCTTTATAATAATCGTATACGTCTGGTTTTACATCAGTAATTATTCCATTTTTGAAATATATAGTAACGTTTTTTAAGTCTATTGTGTTACGTTCTATCTCCATTTCAGATTCATCGCGAATACTAAACCATTTTGGAGAATTAGATTTATAATTCATTGTAAATCTCCTGCGAATATATTTTAAATTTGTTCAAATATGCCAAGTGTAGGTTCAAAATAAATAACGTAATTATCAACAGTGGTGCATAAACCATATTTATTTTTATAATATTGTAGAGCTTCATTCAGAAATTCTTCTGTAATATTAAGATGCTCCGCTATCTCATAACCATTTCTGCATCCAGATCTGTAAGCATTGATAATCCCATACAATCCAATCAGGCGGTTGTAAGCCCATGCTCTTGCGTGTAATTCCTGTTTACGGTTGGAAACAGAGGATTGGTCTAATATGTTACCGGAAGAAGTGTGGTAATGTCCAAGCTCTTCAGCAAGGATGCAGGAACGTTGTGCAGAGGAACGAACATTTTTATTTATACCGATTACATCATTATTGATAAGTCCGCTTGCCTTTGATTGAAATTTCGCATTCTCTATTACATATATATTCTCTTTGTCTGCTTCATCTAATAAATTATCGTATATCAAAAATATCCCACCTCTCTATACAGAACTGCATACTCTTATTCAGGTCTTTTAAGAGTATTTAAGTCTGCCTGCATTTTTTCCTGTTCTCCAGGAACATTCTCAAAATCATTATGTGCTGCCTGTACCTTTACACTATATTGAGGAATATATGTAAGCTCCTCTACACGCTTTTCAGCTTCATGCTTTCCTATATCATTTAACGAATTGAAATAGCGCATTATTTTAGGAATATCTTTTTGAGAATGTGATGAATTTTCCTCTTCTTGAATATTTTTATTTGCCATATCATTCATATCTGCATGAAGCAAAATAGATAATTCCTTTAATTTTTTTACTGGAGGTTCGGATACTCCAGATTCCCATTTCTGAATAGTAGTATATGATTTATATCCTAATTTTTCAGCAATATAATCTTGTGAAAAACCATGCTTTATTCGTAGATAACGTATATTGTCTCCTAATCCCATATATACACCTTCCTTTCATGACTAAAGATTACAACAGAAAAGAAAAATATTCAAGTAAATATTAAAAAAAATAATAAAAACTTGAAAAAAATTCAAGCAAAGTATTGACACATGAAAATAATTCATGTAAGATACATACATGAAAACAATTCATGTGGGAGGTGAATAAGTGAAAAGTGAAGAAATGCAGTTTACATTAAAGGAATTGCGAGCAAGAAAAAACGAGACACAAGAGCAAGTAGCTAACGCTATTGGAGTATCTTTACAAACATATAACTCATGGGAGAAAAGTATATCCAATGTAGCTGTGAGTAAGGTAAATGCTCTTGCAAAACATTTCGGTGTCAAATTGACACAAATTTTTTTAAACTGAACATGAAAATAATTCATGTAAAGAAGAGAGAAAGGAAGTGAGAAAGATGCAAGATAAAAAGCGAAAGATATTATTTGCAATGCAAACAACGTTATTAATAATTGACTGCATTGCATCGATTATTTTAGCAATGCGATGATGGAGGCAACTGCAGCTATGAATGAAAGAAAGGTATTAAGGAGTACAATGCCTTTTGACCAAAACCACTTGGTACATTCTGCCTTTTTAAAACGTTTTTTAATTTCATAGTTTCGTTGAAGATATTTGTCAGAAATGTCAGATTCTGAATAATCATTAATTTGGGATTTATTTTTTTCATAATAATTCTCCTGTTTTTTAAGATTGTATCACAAAAAACAGAAGTAGTAAATTGTAGCGCAGCAGATGGGAAGGAAGTGAGATAGAAAATGGAAAAGAAACGGTTTAAAGCAGTTATAGTTACTGATGGATTAGAGACGATGTTGGTCTATAACGGGAAAGCATACGGAGATTTTATAACAGGAGTTGAGTTTAAGCATCTTGCCTGTGAGACTCCGGACATAAATATTATATCTGATAAGGAACCGCTCCCACCGGAGGGAACACTGGATATGAATACTTTTAGAAAGTTTCTTGAACATGTGCTGATGGATAATGAATAACCCCAAGTGCTGCGAACACTCAGGGCTATTCATACACAAGTTAAATTAGATTGAAAGTACGAGCAATATTATTATTCACCTGTACGTATCCATTGTCTGCAAGTTCCTGAATGATCTTATCAGCACGATCAAAGGAAATTTTACCAACAGATGTTAAATCTGTAGAAGTAAAGGAATGTTTTCCTTTTTCGTTTTCTTGTTTTAGATAAGCAAGAACGGCTTCAGCAAGCTCAGTCATGCGAATTTCTCCTTTCATTTTACTTGGATGCTGGCACATCCTGTAAGAAAAGTATAGGAGATATGGAAATAAAAGGCAAGGAAAGCGTGCAGTGGCAGCAGGTGGGAAGGAAGTGGAGCATATGGCAGGAGTAATGAGCAGGTCAGAAATGAACCAGCTTGCAGACATTGCCATGAAGAAGCATAAATCCGTTGTAAGTAACTGGCGAGAGGGCAAGATAAAAAAGGTATGGCAGGACGAGGGTGGAAACCTGTGTGTAATGTACAACAGTGGGCACTGGTGGCATTACCGCAATTTGGACAAGCCGATACCTGAATGGTGGTAGGAAGGATGTGAGAGAAATGTCATTTTTTAAGGATAATGCAGATAAAAAAGAATTGAAAGCAAAGACGGACAGGGTTTTGCAGCATGTGAAGGATAAAATTACGCAAGAAGACTACATGATGGATGAGCTTCCAGAACTTGTAAACGCATATACAGATCTGCTGTATGCAAGGATGGATCTGGAAAGGATGTAGGAGGGAGAAAGATGAAAGCATCTGAAATGTTGACCTTAATAAAGGAACAAATCAAAGGTATGGAAGAGTCTGTAAGTCTTGTGGATGCACAAGGCAGAGGGATAATCCATATTGGCAGAGATTGTGATACAGGAGAATCAGTCCTGTTGACATCTGAACAAAGTAGTGGAATCTGCGCAGATAGGGCAATAGGATTGTTAGAGAATCTTGAGCCGGATTCAGTGATTGTAACATCAGAAAATATCTACATAGATAGCATCAGATACGAGAAAGTAGTAAGACTGGTTCTGGTGTGCAGTTAGATTGCAAGGCATCCATGTCCTCTGTGCGACGCACATAATTAATTATTCGTTAAGTACAAACAATTCAGCAGGCGGTGCGTGTGCACCGCACAGAGGGCATGGAAATAACAGGGAGGGATATTATGAGCACAGAAACAGAAAGGGTGCCTTTATCAAGGGCTGCGAAAGAAATAGGAATGTCCAATCAAGGACTCCGAGAATACATGAAGAGAGGAAAAATTGATATAGGGTATGTGCTTCCATCATTAACTGGAAAACAATACAACTACATAATATTCAGAGATAAACTGGATGCTTATCTTGGGAAGAACAATAAATAGATATTCTTAACGTGTCTCCTATGCGGCACATACAACCCATGTGTCGCAGATACTCACATAATATCCCCTTTCAAAGAAAATGCGTACACAGGTATTGCGCAATCCTGTGTGTCGCATAGGGGACATGTTTTGGACGGTCTTTTATTTTTTTTACCTTTTTTCAGAAAAAAACACGAGAAAATGAGGAACTTTGCAAGCCCAGAGCGTAAGCGGGGTTGGGGCTTGTATATAAATATTATTGTTTTGGACATGAAAGGGATAAAGGAGAGGTAAGGGGATGGTAAGGCAGGTAGTTACATATTGTGGTCTGGGGTACAAACCAAGGTATAAAGAAATTGATATATTTGCTTATACTGAACCGGTTCGTGGAAAGAGGTCAAAGAAGAGGAAGAGGAGTAGTCCTGTACAGAAGAAATTAAATGATACCAATTCGAAAAGATATTTTAATCAGGAAATAAAAGCAAATTTTACAGAGGAAGATCAGCGCGTGGATTTGACCTACAATGTGATGCCAGAGTCAGAAGAAGCAGCAGATAAAATAGTTGCTAATTTCTTAAAGAAAGTTAAGAGACTACGAAAAAAGAGGGAACTTCCACCTCTGAAATATATCTGGGTGAACGAGAAGGGGAAGAATAACCGTATACACCACCATCTTTTGATAAATGGTGGACTGGGCAGGGAGGAGATAGAGGCTCTTTGGTGCTACAGGAAGAAAAAGGGGCAGTCAGAACCTACACCGATAGGGTATGTCAGGTGTGAGCCATTACGGTTCAGCCCGTCAGGGATAGATGGACTTGTGAACTATATCACAAAAGAGACATTCAAACGTGACGATGAGCCATGTGGCCAGATGGCATTTTCTGACCTGTCAGATGGAGCAGAATTGAGCCTGTCGGATTTGCTTGTGGATGATGCAAAAGGGAAAAAGCGCTGGAAGCAGAGCAAGAACCTGATCAAGCCGCACAAGAGTACCAAGGATAATGCATTGTCCAGAAGACAGGTACTGAAACTGGTGAGCATGCCGTCAGACTGTGAGTATGTCCGCAATTTCTTTACGCAGCGTTTCCCAGGCTATGCCATTGACACGGTAACATACAGGTTCAATGAGGTGCTTGCAAGCTGGTCAATATACCTGACTATGCACCGGCTAAATTGAATATTGTGGATAACTCCGCTTTACTTTCAACTTATGCAGGTTTGAGGGTATTTTACATAGAATTTTGGTATCGAAAAACACGGGGTTATATAAGGCAGCAGGAGAAAGACCGTAAAAACACGGTGGATAACTCCTGAAATGCTGATAAGTAGAAAGCAAGGAGGGATGTCAAGTGAGGCTGAAACATGTGGATATCTACATCACCCATAATGTGCGTGGATTTAAAACAGAACACGGTACGTATGGATATACGCTTACTTTTCAGAAACAGGATGGAGAGCTTAAAACGATAGAAGATTATGCAAGCGTAGGAGAGACTACACAGAACGGCATAATCCTTACAGCAATGGAAAAAGCACTCGGAAGGATGACAACAGCTTGCGAGATTGTTATTTATGAGGATTCAGCGTATATAGCGAATATGTTTTCGATGGGGCAATTGAGGACATGGTATGTAAACGGTTTCCGTAATGCAAAGGGTAAGAAGGTAGTGGATGCAGATAAGTGGCGGGAGATAGAGAAATTATGCAGGCAGCATGTAGTCACTGTGGAATTTTATACCCATCATGCATTCACAGACCATATGAAGTATGAAATCAGGAAAAGGATAGGAAGTGTGAACAAAAATGCTGGTGACAGCGGAGAGGAGAAGACAGGATGAACTTAAGGTACAAGAAGAAAGGCGAGGATACGGAGCAGATTCTATTTATACAGTGGTGCAGGCTCCACGAAGATGTATATCCTCAACTGCGCTGGATACATCATATCCCGAACGGAGGGAGAAGGGATGCAAAAGAAGCAGCTGTATTAAAGCAGATGGGCGTAAAAGCAGGAGTATCAGACATCCATTTTCCATACCCAAGCGGCAGGTATATTGGCATGTACATCGAAATGAAGTATGGAACCAATCTGCCAAGCAAGGAGCAACGGGAGTTCATGCGTGAGATGGAGCTTGCCGGCCATTATTGCTGTATCTGTTATTCTGCAGCGACAGCAGTTAAGGCGGTAGAAGAATATATGAACCTTTCAGGCGGGGCAGAAATGAACGGCGCTTCATTTGAGGAGCCTTTGCAGTACCAGATACATAAAACATGGGGTGTGCCGGTAATCAAGTAGCCTTTGATCTCAGGTCAGGGAGTATTTTATATATCACATTTTATAAAAAGCCATTGTAAAGCCTGCCTGCGGAGCGTAGGCAGGGGAAAGGAGCAGAATGTATAAATGACATATCGTGAATTCCTTGAAAGCAAGATAGAGCTGGCAGCAGACAGCGGATTCGAGCTGGACAGAAGCAAAATTAATAAAGCCCTAAAGCCACATCAGGCTGATGCGGTTATGTGGGCATTAAAAGGCGGGCGCAGGGCGCTGTTTGAATCTTTTGGACTGGGAAAGACAGTGCAGGAAATAGAATTCTGCCATCAGGCAGCAGAGCATGAAAGAGGACAAGCTCTTATAGTACTTCCGCTGGGAGTAAAACAGGAGTTTACAAGGGATGCAGTACAGGTACTGGGATATGAAAGGCCGATGTACTGCAGAACGATGGAAGAGGTAAAAATGTACTACGATGTGCAGATCATCATAACCAATTATGAAAGGGTAAGAGACGGTGATATTGATCCTACATATTTCGTAGCAACCTCGCTGGATGAAGCCAGCGTGCTCAGATCGTTCGGAAGTAAGACCTATCAGACATTTCTTGATAAGTTCAAGGGCGTGAAATATAAGCTGGTGGCAACGGCGACACCGTCACCCAACCGGTACAAGGAACTGATCCATTACGCAGGCTATTTGGAGGTAATGGATACAGGACAGGCGCTGACCAGATTTTTCCAGAGGGACAGCACAAAGGCAAATAACCTGACCTTATATCCGAACATAGAAGATGAATTCTGGTTATGGATAAGCAGCTGGGCATTGTTCATCACGAAACCTTCAGATCTGGATCCTAATTATTCTGACGATGGATATAATCTGCCGGAATTGGATGTAAGGTGGCATGAGCTTCCTATCCATTACGGCGATTCAATGAGAAAAGATGGCCAGATGCAGTTATTTGAACAGGCATCAGCTGGCCTGAAAGAGGCAGCTGATATAAAGAGAAACAGCATCTTAGCACGAGTTGCTAAGATGAAAGAGATCGTAGATGCATCGCCGGAAGATAATTTCCTGCTGTGGCATGATCTGGAAAGTGAGCGCCATGAGATAAAGAAAGCAATGCCGGATGTAGTAGATATCTACGGGGCGCAGGACTATGACATCAGAGAGCAGCGTGTTATAGATTTCTCCGAGGGACGGACAAGGTTATTCGCCACGAAAAAAGAGCTGTCAGGTTCAGGATGTAACTTCCAAAGGCATTGCCACAGGGAGATATTTCTGGGAATAGATTATGAATTCAATGATTTTATCCAGGCAATCCACCGCTGCTATAGATTCCTCCAAAAGGAGCAGGTAGTGGTAGATATCATCTACATGGAGAATGAGCGGCAGATCAAGGAAGCTCTTTTGGAAAAGTGGAAAAACCATGAATATATGGTTAACAGAATGGTCGAGATTGTAAAAAAATATGGCCTGAATACCGCCTGCAAGACTAAGCGGCTTGAAAGAAAGATGGGTGTAGAGACAGTGAGAGTAGAAGGGAAATATTATACAGCAGTCCATGACGACTGCGTAGAAGAGACAAGGAGAATGGAAGAGAACAGTGTAGACCTGATACATACCTCTATCCCATTTGGTAATCATTATGAGTATTCTGCAAATTATAACGATTTCGGGCATAACCAGAATACAGAGAAGTTTTTTGAACAAATGGACTTCTTGACACCGGAGCTGTTCAGGGTGCTGAAACCGGGAAGAGTGGCAGCAATCCATGTAAAGGATCGTGTACTGTTTGGAAATGCTACAGGAACAGGAATGCCAACCATAGAGCCGTTCCATGCGCTGTGTATTGAACATTACATGAAGCATGGATTCCAGTATTTCGGGATGATCACGGTAGTTACGGACGTGGTGAGGGAGAACAACCAGACATACCGACTCGGGTGGACGGAACAGTGCAAGGATGGCTCTAAGATGGGCGTAGGGTGTCCGGAGTACATTTTACTGTTCAGGAAGCTTCCGACAGACAGGAGTACAGCATATGCAGATGATCCTGTGACCAAGAGCAAAGAGGAATATACAAGGGCGCAGTGGCAGATAGATGCGCATGCATACTGGCGCAGCGCAGGTGACAGGCTTGTAAGCAAAGAGGAGCTGGAGCATATACCGATAGATAACCTGCAGGCAGTATACAGGAAATTCAGCAGGGATACGGTGTATAAATATGAAGACCATGTAAGGCTTGCAAAGCAGCTGGACATGAACGGAAAGCTTCCAGCCACATTCATGGTAGTAGCGCCGGGGAGCTGGAATCTGGACGAAGTATGGGATGATATCAACCGAATGCGTACATTGAATACGACACAGAGCAGACGGCGGCAGCAGATGCATGTGTGTCCTTTACAGCTGGATATTGTAGAAAGAATCATTAATAGATACAGCAATGAGGGTGATCTGGTGTTTGATCCTTTTGGCGGCCTGATGACAGTACCGATGACAGCAGTTAAGATGAAGCGCCGTGGCTATGGAATAGAACTGAATCCGGATTACTTCCGTGATGGTGTGGGTTACTTGCAGGCAGCAGAAGCTGAGAGAACAATGCCGACCTTATTTGATTTCCTATAAGGCAGCAGGAAGGAGCAGGAATGAAAAAACAGAGAAGTAAAGCAGAGCTGCTTGCCCATATGAGGACATATGCAGCTTTAAAGAAGGAAGAACGTGACGGAACGGAGCTAAATAAGAAAGTTTCGTACTGGCGTATGGGGGTAGAGTGGAGCAGTGTCTTATGGAAAGAGGAAAAATGGAGTGCTAATGAGATTGCTAAGCTACTGCAGTATGTCAATTCCCATGATGTGACTTATCTCCCGGAAGAACGCAGGGAAGAAATCAGGGAAATGCTCGGAGACAGGGTGGACTGGACATTACGTAATTGTATAAATCGGGACAAGAAATGTAAGAATGCAGTAGATCAGGCAATCAATGACCTTGCCTATTATAATACAAAAACATCTGTTGATTATAGTCTGCTTGCCTGTGAATATCTTATAACATGCAAAGGATATGGGAAGAAGCGTCTTAATAGGGTGATAGGCTGTGTACGTTATGCGGATATGCAGGAAGCACAGATTGTAATGTGGTTGAGACAGGATTTATATGAGAATAAGGGCATCTGGATAGAATTGGATGGAGATACACCGGAAGACCCTGCGAATATGGAAAGTGCAAGGATAATATAGTTAATTGCCCCTATGGCAGCAGGAGAGATGACTATGGATGATAAGTGGAAAGTTTTGGCAGTAGTGCTGATATGGTTGATATTGATGGTATTAGAATCCAGAAGCGATAGCGAATATTAGGAGGGAGAAAATGAGCGAATTGGCAAAAGAGTTGGCAACAATGCTACTTGTCCGGAATAAGGACGGAGACTTTGTAGAATACAAAGAACCCTTCGCAACAATCGAATGCGAGACGGAAGATGATTTAAAACAGATACAGGAGGCAATGAGGCAATATAAAGGTTGGATTCCAATAGAAGAATCCATTCCGGATCCAGATGAGCACATTCTGGTATCATTTGAGAACTTCAGCATACCGATGATCGGAAGGTATACGGTTGACGATGATGATAGTGGTACATTCCGCATTGGTGATGTGGATGAGACATTCATTGAGAATGATCTGTATGTAAATGCGTGGATGCCATTGCCTGAATCATACAGGTATGTACCGGATCAGGAGAGCTGAGAGGGGATATATGCAATGATTAATGGTGAATTGATAGTTGATAACTTTGCAGGTGGAGGTGGAGCTTCCACAGGGATAGAAATGGCAACAGGCTACAGCGTGGATATTGCAATCAACCATGATCCGGAAGCTATCCGGATGCACAAGGCTAATCATCCCAATACGAAACATTACTGTGAGGATGTTTGGCAGGTAGATCCGGTTAAGGCATGTAACGGGCATCCGGTAGGACTTGCCTGGTTCTCTCCGGACTGCAAACACTTTTCCAAAGCCAAAGGCGGTAAGCCAAAAGACAAGTTTATCCGTGGTCTTGCATGGGTGGCTTGTCGTTGGGCTGGACTTGTACGACCGAGGGTAATCATGTTGGAGAACGTGGAAGAATTTAAAACCTGGGGACCACTCAACAGAGGACATCATCCTATTAAGGCAAAACAGGGCAAGACTTTTGAGAAGTTTGTGCAACAGCTTACCGATTTGGGATACGAGGTACAGTTCCGTGAGTTGGTAGCTGCTGATTATGGGGCACCGACCATGAGAAAAAGGTTCTTCCTCATTGCCAGATGTGACGGCAAGCCGATTGTGTGGCCAGAGCCGACACACGCACCAGCAGACAGCGAAGAGGTAAAAGCAGGACTTCTCAAACCGTATGTTGGAGCATACACACAGCTTGATTTTTCTCTTCCCTGTCCGAGCATCTTTGATACATCCGAAGAGATTAAGGAGAAGTACGGGATCCGGGCGGTACGTCCATTAGCGCCTAAAACAATGGAACGTATTGCTAGAGGGTTGAAAAAGTTTGTATTGGAAAATCCAGAACCGTTTATTATCCAATGTAATCATGGAGGTGAACGTAGAGCGAATGATATCAGAAAGCCGATACCAACGATTACGGGAAATCATGGATATGGAATCGTGGAGCCGTATATGATACAGATCGGTCAGACTGGATTTACAGCGGATAGAAGTAAGGATGTAAGAGATCCTCTGACTACAATCGTGAGTAAAAATGAGCATTGCCTTATTGAACCTAAACTTGCGCTATATATGGGAACCAATACAACTAATCATCCCGGCGGAAGTTGCAAAGATCCGTTGCATACCATTACAACCGGCAACCAGCAATGTTTAATTAGCCCGACATTGATCCAGTATCATTCAGAAACAGCACAAGGAGAAGTCATGGGGCAAACGATTAAAGAACCGATTATGACGGTAGACGGATCCAACCGGTACGGCCTGGTTACATCATTCTTGCACAAATATTATGACGGTGGTTACAAAGGTGCAGGAGACAGTGTGGAAAATCCATTGCCAACGGTAACAGCGTGGGATCATAACAGTATTGTTACAGCAAATCTTATTCAGATGAATAATCATTGTGATGGGCGGGATTTAAGAGATCCTATACCAACTATCACCGCTGGGTATGGTCACTTTGGTGAAGTCAAAGCATTTTTGATTAAATATTATGGGCAGGGAACCGGACAGAATATCAAGGAACCTTTGGATACAGTAACTGCACAGGATCGGTTTGGACTTGTTACTATCGAAGGTGAAGATTATCAGATTGTCGATATTGGATTACGGATGTTGGAACCAAAGGAACTGTATGGATGTCAGGGCTTTCCGGACGATTACATAATTGATCATGACTGCACAGGAAAGACATATCCAAGAAGCGAACAGGTGCGTAGATGTGGAAATGCAGTATGTCCTCCCATTCCTGCAGCATTGGTAAATGCAAATCTGCCAGAAATGTGTATAGCAAAAAGGCAACCAAATCTTAGGATTGATGATAGCCAGGCCCAGTTGCGATTTTCATAATTGGACAGGAGATACGAAATATATTATTAACTAAAACTAAAAATTTTGGGGGAATGCTCATGGAGAATAACATAGTATCATTCGATATTGTTAGAATTAATCGTGCTAGAGATAAAATTTGCAAATGCAATCCGGCACATTATGAAGTAGATACTACGAACCGGATAGTTACATGTCAAGATTGCGGATCTATCGTGAACGCATTTGATGCGCTTGTATCCCTGGCAGGAAGGTATGAAGAGATTGAGAAAACGCAACAAAGAATGTTATCTAAGGCACAGAGTTATGCTAAGTTGGCAGATGAGGAATTCCAAAGAATGAGAAAGAATAAAGTTTTTAGGGATATGGAAAGTAAATATCGTAATGGTTTGTATCCAATGTGTCCCAAGTGCATGAAAGCGTTTGATCCTGTACATATACAGAGTTGGACAAGAGGGAATTAGAGGATTCGTCATAGAATAAGAATTTAGGAGAAATGATATGACTAAAAAAGAAAAATGTGAAAGGTATTTTTGGATGCAAGGTGCTGATGTTGTTACCAAATGTCCGGATTGCAACTTTCATTTTGCAGTAGGAATTGGTTGGCAATTTGAAGGGAGAAACCTAATTCCAGTACCATGCCCCAGGTGCCATAAGAAAATAGCAATGCCGGTATTAAGAGACCATAAGACATTAGCTTGTTAAACTGAGATTTAGGAGGAAAAGGTAATGAAAAAGAGCATATTGATAGCAATAGCGACTATTACGGCGATCTGCTTCACCGGATGCCAGTCTGTTACGAAAAGTTTTGGTGGAACAACAACTATTAATTTGGAGCCGAACCAAAAGCTGGAGGAAATAACCTGGAAAGATGATTCTTTATGGTATCTCACAAGACCAATGACAGAAAATGATATTGCAGAGATACATACGTTTCAGCAATCATCAAACTATGGTGTATTTGAAGGAAAGGTAATAGTTGTAGAATCAAAATAGAAAACTGAATATAGAAAAAGTGGCAGAGCACCGACCAAAGTACCTCTGCCACAACATTCATTGTCCAAGAGTATATTAACATAATTCTATTTCTTGGACAAGTGCCAATTAATTACATCCAAGGAGAGACAGAAGATATGACTTGTAAAGATAGACTTAAAAATGACATTGTTGTTGGTATGAGATTGTATTTAGACCAGAACCAGATGAACATTCTGGAAGCGGTAATAGTACAGGTAACAAGAAATCTGGATATCACGGAGCAGGAAACACTTCCGGCTACAGCAGACAATACAAATGATTATATCCTTAACCTGTTTATGGCGAGGAAAGCCCCTAAGTTGAAACAAAAGACGGTAGATGCATACATGTTGACGATTCGGGAGCTGATCGCATTACTTAATAAACCATTGAACCAGATTTCAGAAGGAGACATAGAATATTATCTTTACAAAAAGAGTCAAATGGGAAATAACAACACTTCATTGAATAACTGCAGGCGAAACATATCAGCATTTTATACATGGATGCGCAAAGTCAAGATTGTATCTGAGAATCCCTGTGACGGGATTGATACATATACGCAGGTAGAGAAGCCAATAGATCATCTGGAGCCTACAGAGTGGGAGCTTCTAAAAAAAGGATGCTGGGATGCTAGGTCACGCGCACTCATTGAATTTATGCGCTGCACGGCAATGCGTAGAGGTGAAATACCTCAGGTAAAAATCAATGATGTAAATTTTTCAACCGGAGCAATAGAAATATTCGGACATAAGGCAAGCAGGTATAGGACGGTATACCTGGATAAGGTCGCAATATTCTATATCCGGGAATATTTAAGAGAGCGTGAAGTATCGGAGACAAGCAATCAATATCTGTTTACCCATCTACGAGGGAATACTGCTATGCAGTTAGGAGACAGGGGGATATATACACTTATAAAGACAATAGGCAAAAGAGCCGGACTTGACAGAAGAATTTACCCGCATTTGTTCAGGAAGACAACGGCGACAGCGATTGTTAAAAGAGGTGGCAGCGAGGATGCAGCAGGAGAATATTTAGGACATGCACCCAGAAACGTTACTGGGAAGCACTACACATATAAATCTACACAGTACGTTGAGCAGATTTTCCACAATTACGTAGAATCAGTATGATGAGGGAGAAATGTTAATGCATGGGTTAGAAGTAGGACAGACAATAGAATTAGAGAGCAGACGTGATCCTGATGAGGCAGCAGAGAAGAGAAGCGGCAGGAAAATGATGGTAAAAGAGAAATATATAATAGTGCAGATATGCAAAAATCAGGTCATAGTACAGAATAAAAAAGGATTTAAAAGAGGCGTGACAATAGGGGAATTAGTCATAAGAGGAATAATAAAACAGAATGAGAAATATGAAGCACTGCGTGAGGAACGCTGTGACAAAGAAACCAGTAAGAGAAAAGTGAGATATAGTTACAAAAAGTAACTATAGACTTTAAAATTAATTATTTTATAATAAGAGTAAGAAATAGAGCCAAGAGCCAATATGTAGTCTGGATATAGACTGTGTATTGGCTCTTTTTTTCAATATGGCAGCAGGAGGTGAAACAGCAATATGCCAAAGAAGAACCCTCTGAGCGATAAGGCACGTAAGTTATATGAACAGGGTATGAAACTGGTTGATATTGCTGATAGACTGGACGTGCCATCGGGAACTATAAGAAGATGGAAGAGTACCCAGAACTGGGATAAAAAAAGTCAAGAATCCGAACCCGAACGTTCGGGTAAAAAAAGCGAACGTTCGCCTAATAAAAAAGAACGTCTCATTGTGGCAGCAGAGGACGGCACAAAAGAGACTATGCAAAACGATGAATTATCCACAGAAGAACAGCTATTTTGTGTGTATTATAACCGGACATACAATGCAACACAAAGCTATCTGAAAGCATATCAGACTGGATATGATACTGCCAATGCAGAAGGGTACAAACTCCTTGTAAGACCTCGTATACAGAAAGAACTTGCAAGATTAAAAGAAATCAAGCGCCAAATGATAGCAATGACGGAAGAAGATATTGTTGAATTACAAATGAGGATTGCTTTCGCAGATGTAGGAGATTATCAGAAATGGGAAGGTGGTCTTGTATTAGCAACATCTTCAGATATGGTTGATACGCAACTTGTAAAAAGGGTTGGTCAGGGTAAGTTCGGGCTGGAACTGGAGTTAAAAGACAGTCAGAAGGCTATGGACTGGCTTACTAAGTACTTTACGATTCATCCACAGGATAAATACAGACTGAAATTTGAAAAGCAGAAGGCATCTGTAAAGGAGAATACAACAGAACAGGTATTGAAAAATATGAAATCCATAGAGGAACTATTACAAAATCCTGTACAGAACAGAGACATCAATGATTTGGAAAGTCAGGAGGAGTAATCGTGAATAAGCCGGCACCATTTTCCATGCGGCAATATGAATATATGCAACATTGTCTGAAAAGCTGGTTCAATGTGGCAGAGGGAGGGAAGCGTGGGGGCAAGAACGTCCTTCAGACTCTTATATTTTGTATGCTGCTGGAAGAACATGAGAATAAGATACACCTTATAGCAGGGGTATCTGTAGCAACCGCAAAATTAAATATACTGGACTGTGACGGGTATGGTCTTTTGAATTACTTTGAGGGGCGCTGTCGTGAAGGAAAGTACAAGGATCGTGATTGCGTATATGTCCAGACTAAAACAGGAGAAAAGATAGTCCTTGTGTCCGGTGGAGGTAAGGACGGTGATGAGAAGCTCATAAAAGGTAATACCTACGGTATGGCATACATTACTGAGGCAAATGAGTGCCACCAAAAATTTTTAAAAGAGACTTTTGACCGTACTATATCATCATCGAACAGAAAAGTGTTTCATGACCTGAACCCAAAGGACCCGGAAGACTGGTATTACACAGAGATTTTGCGATTCCATGAAGAGCAACAGGAAGCAGACCAGGAATATGGTTATAATTATGGGCATTTTACTCTTGTTGATAATATGTCCCTCTCTAATGAGAAGATCAGGGAAGTATTGAAGACATACCAGAAAGGTACAGTCTGGTATAACAGGGATATCAAAGGAGAAAGGACACAAGCAGAGGGAATCATCTTCAGGTATTTTGCAGATGATAATGTACCGTATCTGTATGATCCAGAAGATGAAAATGAGAAAATCATAGAGCCATATTGGGACAATGCGGGAAACTTGCGATATCGCAGAATCAAAAATTTAAGCAAGATAACCATGGGAATAGACTTCGGTGGTAACGGATCTAAGACAACATTCGTATTAGCCGGTTACATGAACGGATATGAAAAGATTAGATTTATGGAAGAACATGGACTACCTGTGACACAGGCGATAGATGCAGAACGAATAGCCAAAGAATTTATTGTATTTTATAGAGAATGTCTGGAGAAATATGGACGTATTGATTGGATATTTCCAGATAGTGCAAGTCCAACCATGATTAATACTCTAAGGAGCGCAGCACGAAAGGAAGGACTGCGCTATGACAATATAGCTGGCTGTAAGAAGAATGAGGTGTCTGAGCGTCCAAGAACAGTAGATATGCTGCTCACAACAGGAAGATTGAAGATAAACAAGAAGTGCGTGAACTTGCGCAAGGCAATAGGTAAGCTGCGTTGGGATGAAGATCATCCGGATGTACCGGAAGATAAGAATATAGGTAACTGTAATGACTGGTGGGATGCATCATGCTATACGTGGCTTGATTTTGTAGGATATATAGATTTGGAAAGAAGATAAGGAGGAGTGTACATAATGGATGGTTTTATTGAGAGTTTTCTTTCGGGGAAAGGGTATGCAGTTAATAAAAATGCGCTAAGTGTAATACGGAAATGTGATAACTGGTATGCAAACAGGGTTATCAGGGAGTTTCATAAGAGATGTACAGTACAGGGCGAAGAATATGAAATGAGCAGGCTTGGATTTGCAAAACGCTGCTGTTCCGATGATGCGAACCTGTGTGAAGTCCTTGAGATAAATGCAGGAGCCAATGAGGAGCAGCAGAAATTTGTAAAGGATGTATTGGACAAGAATCAATTTGAAACTCTGTACAGGGAACAATTGGAAAAGACATCGGCAGCAGGAACAGTAGCCTGTTATGTCAGAATAGAGAAAGCTGACCTGTACGAGGATGGTACAGTAAAAGGTGGAATCATTAAATTAAACTATGTGGACGCAGAATGCTTTTATCCACTGACTGTAGATAATAAGATTGTAGTAGAGGCAGCATTTGTAGGAGAGGATCTTGTAAAAAGCAGGAAACAGACAACACTTGTTATGTTTTTAGTGGAGAATGGTACATATACGTCAGAAACACATGTATTTAACGAGAATGGAGAAGAAAAGAAAGAACTTGCAGTAACTGCCAGAATGGGTGATGTGAAACCGTTCGCAGTCATGAGAAATGCAGAAGTAAACAACATTGATAACATGATTGGGTATGGAAAACCGAAGATATGGGATAATATACCATATTTCAAGGCATTGGATATATTATTCAATGTGCTGTATGGAGATTTGGATAAATCAGATAAGCTGCTCCTTATTAATGACATGATCGTAAAATACGATAAAGACGGTAATCCAATCACACCATCGGAACAGGCAAAAAAGATATTTGTAATGCTTGGAGAAAAGTTGCCTGACCAGAAAGAACTGATTCAGGAGTATAATCCAACAATAAGAGTAGAAGAGATTACAAAGGCATTCGAATTAATACTGTCATTGCTGTCTATGTCATTTGGGTACGGAACCAAGAAGTACAGTTTTGAGAATGGACAAATCAAAACGGCGACAGAATATGCGGGTGAGCGTCAAGATCAGCTACAGGAACTTAACAGGCAGCGTAAGCAGGCAATCTCTTATATTCAGGATATATGTAGGGCTATAATGTGGTACTCCAATACCTATATGGGTACGTCCTATGATATCGATGATGATATAACGATAGAATTTGATGATAGTTATATCCAGGACAAAGAAAGTGAGCTGGAGCGTAAGCGTAATGATGCGATGAGCTTCGACATTCCTAAGTTAACTATATGGTATTTGATGGATGCCTACAATTTGACCGAAGAGGAAGCTACACAGCTGGTAGAAGAGAAGCAGGAACAGGAAGAAGAACAGAGGCAGCAGGAAGAACCGGAGGATTAATGTATGCTGACAGAAGAACAGCTGGAATATATCAGCAGCGCACTTGTACCGCTATTTCAATATCTTGAACATGAAGTAATAGTGGACATAGCAGCCAGGATACAAAAAGCGCTTGCCTATACACGTACAGCAGAGATAAAAGCCCAGGCATTGTATGAACTGGGCTATAGCCCTGCACGAATCCGTAAGGAAGCCATGAAGATATTAAGAGCAGACCCAGAATTCAGGAAACAAGTGGCAAAGAATACACTGGAATATCAGAAACAGGTAAAGAAAAGTCTGAGGGAGATATCAAGACAGGCACAAAAGGCAGGAGAAGAAATATTTGCAGATGTGGGCGACCTGTCATATCTGGATGACCTAAGGACTTGGAAACAGACCGGGAAGGCAATGACAGATGATTCTTTTTTGCCTAAGCTGGTAGATGCTATTGGTAAGCAGACGAATGGGGAACTGGAAAATATTGCACGGACGACAGGATTTAAGGGTATCTATGGGTTTGAGAGCATAGAGAAAGCATACCGGCGTGAGTTGGACAGGGCGCTGATAAAATTTACTAGCGGGGCATATTCCAAGGAAGAGGTGATATATGACGCAATTCACAATATGTCACAAAGCGGTCTGCGTACCATTGATTATAAGAGTGGCAGGAGTAAACAGATTGATACCGGCGTAAAGCTGGCAGTACGGACAGGGGCGCATCAGCTAGTGCATAAGATCAAAGACAATAATTTCCTTCAATCAGGGGAAAATCTTGTATATGTATCGGAGCATATTGGTGCGAGAAATACAGGACATGGACATGCTAATCATGAGTCGTGGCAGGGGCAGGTCTATTATGTGAAGCCGGGACATGATTATACCAAAGAAGCTGACAGAATCGGACAGACGGAGATAAAAGACATGTGGGAGGCTACAGGTTATAGCATTGATGATGCACATGAGAATGATCCGCTAGGTTTTCTGGGATATAATTGCCGACATACATATTATGTGTGGCATGAGGGCAGCAGTCAGTTGAATGATTTTGCTCCAAAAGAAGTACCACCCCAAGTAGAAATAAACGGAAAAACGTATGATTACTATGCACTGACCCAGAAGCAGAGAGCCATGGAAAGAGGAATCCGGGCATTAAAACGTGAAAGGGAAGCCATGAGCAAGCTGCAAATGGACACAGCACAGGTAAATCGCAAGATTAAGACTAAGATACGAGAATATGAAGATTTTTGTAAAAAATATAAAGTACCTGAGAAGTATAACAATATCCGTTATGATGCAGGCAGCTCTGACGTTAAGAAGACACAGGCATGGAAAGAATATGATAGCCTTGTAAAAGCATCGAAAAATGATATAATTAATGTTGAGAAAACCTCGTTGCATGGGAACCCAAACAGCATAACACAAGAGGTATTGAAAAATGGCGGTGTGAACCGTAATTATTATGATAATGAGGGAAAGCAAATTAAGCAGATTTCCAATCATAATCACGGTAATGCAAAGCGTCATCCATTTGGTGAGAAGGGTGAGCACGCACATGATTACACATGGGAAGATGGAAAGCTGACAGGACGCCCAGTAAGAGAACTGACGGAAGAGGAAAGAAAGGAGAACAGCGATATCTTATGAAGCCGGATAAATTAGCTGAAATGATAAATTCACTGGCTGGCGATATTGATTTTGAATACAATGGTAAACATGGAGCTGTTTGCCCTTTTAGCAGAACTGATATAGCACTTTCTTATGGTAAGGAAGCGCACAGCCATATTTCGGTGGATGATGTGATGAATGATAAAATGTTTGATGGCAAATGCTTAAGGGAAATATCTGAGCAAATAGAAATGATGTAAACACAATAAGAGAAGAACTATCTGAGGTGGTAAAATTCGTTGCAACCACGCACCCCATGGGTCAAAGGAGATGCAGGAGAGGCGACGCCTGCCAGGTAGTTCTTTGATTATAGCACAGATATTTATCTTGTTACCATCACAATAATGTGGTGGATTTTTTGTTTTATGGCATAGATACACACAAATTAGAAGAAAATTAAAAAAACAATTGACTTTAAAATCAGAAATGGTACGCTTTAATTGTAACAGGTTCATGGATTGCAAGCGAAAAGAGGGTGTCATAGTTGAATGTGGAGTATTGGTATCCATGCCCGAACTGTGGTTTTCCCAAGATGATCAAGTACAGGAAGGATACCACAATCATTAACTTTCCGGGGTACTGTAAGAAGTGCAAACAGGAATCAATCATTACAATAGAGCCAAGGAGCCACATAGTTGTTAATTCGTAAGGAATTAATACTGTGTGGCTCTTTTCTATTAATCCTATATCGGAGAAAATCCGATTCATAAATTATTTTAAGGAGAAAAAGTGATGAAAAATATTTTTGAAATTATGAAAGAGTTCGGGCTTGAACTTCCGGAAGACAAGCATAAGGACTTTGAGAAGACCGTACTGGACAATTACAAGACACAGGCAGACTATGATATTCAGTCTGCAAAGCTCAAGACAGAGCAGGATAAGGTAAAGACTTTAGAAGCGGGGTTAGAGAAATTCAAGGACGTAGATGTTGATAAGCTCAATGGCGAGATCGATACCCTGAAAAGTCAGATTAACCAAATGGATACTGACCATAAGAATGAACTTGCTAAAAGAGATTTTGATGCACTTGTTGATACAGGCATCAGGAATGCAAAAGGCAAGAACCCCAAGGCAATCAGGGCACTGTTACCAATTGATAAGCTCATGGAGAGTAAAAATCAGGAAAAGGATATTGAATCTGCAATTAAAACACTTACAGAGGCAGAGGACAGCAAAATGTTGTTCGGAGATCCAGAGCCAAATAAAACAGGAAGCACTATTGATGTGCCTGGAAAAGTGACGAATACCCCACCTACACAGCAGGATACGTGGGGAAGCGTATTGGCAGAACATTATAAGAAATAATGAGGAGGAAAAAGTATGGTTACATTAGAAGAGGCAAAAGTTGGCATGGCTGACAAAGTAGATCAGATGGTAGTGGATGAGTTCAGAAGAGACTCATTTCTTCTTGACCGGTTATCATTTGATAATGCAGTGTCGCCCGGTACGGGCGGTTCTACATTGACATATGGGTATATGCAGTTAAAGACACCTTCTACAGCAGGGCGAAGAGATATTAATACAGAGTACACGGCAAATGAAGCCAAGAGAGAAAAGAAGACTGCAGACCTCGATATTTTCGGCGGCTCTTTCAAGGTAGACCGTGTGATCCAAAATACATCAGGTGCAGTAAATGAAATTGAATTCCAGCTTCGTGAGAAGATCAAGGCAGCTTCCAACCTGTTCCATAATGCTGTGATCAATGGTAATACAGCGGGTGGAAAAGGTTACACACAGGCAAAATTTGATGGGCTCCGCAAACTGGTAGCAGGTTCTTCCACGGAAGCTTCAGCAAGTGGAATCAATCTGAGCGACGTTGAGAATATTGACAAATACAGGGATTCTTTCGTGCTCAAACTGAATAAGTGGCTGGGGCTATTTGCAGAGAAGCCTGACATGCTCATGATGAACAGCACAATGCTGTCTGTAATGAAGTATATCGGACAGAAGATGGGTTACTATAGCAGGGATAAGAATGATTTTGGACAGACTGTAGAGACATATGACAATATTATCCTTATGGATGCAGGAAGATACTACAACGGAACAGCGGAAGAGGATTGTATTGCCACAGGCGATACTGATGGCATGAGTTCCATTATCGGCGTTAAATTTGGTACAAATGCGTTCCATGGCATCTCACCGACACAGGCAGCAGCAATCATCAATACATATCTGCCTGACATGTCTGCACCGGGGGCTGTCAAGACGGGAGAAGTGGAATTAGTAGCAGGCGTAGTACTGAAGAATTCCAAGATGGCGGGAATGCTTAAGGATATTCAGGTCGCACCTACAGCATAGGAACAGGGGAAGGGAGCGATAATATGCCTTATGTTGACTGGGAGTATTACAGCTCCCTATTTACCAATATTGCAGATGAACAGGAATTCAACCGGTTGTACCAGAGGGCAGCAGGAGAAATTGACAGGGTTACACATATGCGTGCAAGAGCGTTCTGTAATGGCTATGATGAGGATTCAGCAACTGATTTCCAAAAAGGGGTGCGTGATGCGGTAAAACTGACCACATGCCAGTTGATTGACAATCTACAGACACAGGAGTCTTCTGGTATGGGAATTGGCATACAGTCCGTTTCTAATGACGGATACAGTGAGTCCTATAAGATTACCAATGCACAGGAGAAAGAAGCACAGTTGTATAGCACAATTTCTAATGGCTTGAGAGGTACAGGATTAGCAGGAGCGATATGTCTATGAGTGTTTTATTTTGCGATGTCGCAACAATATATAACTATTACGAATCTGAAGACAGTACAGAGCACTGGAGCAGATCTGTAGTAAAGGGTGTACAGTGGAGACACAACCGCAATGAGGTATCTACATCCAATGGAGTGCAGACAGAGAATAAGGTGGAAAGCATAACGATAGATTTTGGACGCAGATACGGAAATAAACCATATTTGCAACCAGTTGAGTATAACAGGTTGGCAGATGAAGAACGTGGAAACTACTGGACACTGAATGCTAAGAGCGGCAAGGATATCGTTGTTCTTGGCGAAGCAACAGAGGAAATAGGGCAGGATTGCAGGATATCCGAATTGAGAGAACATTACCAATATGCAGTGACTGTGACCTCTGTATCTGATAACCGCAACATGCCAAGGTTGAAACATATCAAGGTGGTGGCTAAGTAATGGGACTGAATTATAAATGTGACTTTAACCTACAGGACTGCATGCATACCATTGGTGTAGAAGAACGTGGAAGAGTACAGCAGGTAGTCACGGATGAAGTATTAAGGCTTTCTGATAATTATGTTCCATTTCAGGAAGGTAGCCTAAAAGCAAGTGGGCATATTGAGAACCAGACAGATGTTGTATTGAATACACCATATGCACGTTATATGTGGAATGGAATCGTCTATGAAGACCCTGATCTGCACTGTGCAGGATTCAAGACCGAAAATGGCTGGCGTTCCAGAAAAGGAGTAAAAAAAGTGCCATCTGATCCTGTCAGGAAGCTACAATACAACGGAGAGAAGACAAGAGGCGGGCATTGGGTAGAACGTATGTTACAGGATGGCGGCAGGGATGCCATAGAGAAAGCTGCAAGACTGGAGGCTGGTAAATGACAGTATCAGAGAGCATTATAACGTGGCTGAGAGAGTTCAAACCGAAGAAAATAGACACGGACATCCAAAGGGCAGGTACTGGCAGGTATTCCCTGGCAAAAGAACCGGTTCAGAATGTAAAGTCCTACTTGTCCGGTAAAAAGGAATATACAGACCATTACACATTCAGGGCATGTATGCCGAACCAGGAAAATGCAGAATGCATTGACAACAATGTGTTTGGGGAAGAACTGACAGAGTGGGTAAACGAACAGAACCGACTTGGCAATTATCCTGTGTTACAGGATGCAACTGTAAAAGAAATAAGGATAACTACCCCATTTTTCATGGGTGCAACGAGCGAGAATGATTCTGTATACCAGATGACTATCGCTATTAAATATGTGAAGGAGAGATAACAATGTCTGAAATGAGAGAAAAGCTGATGCATTTTTTTGACATTGGCGCAGAAACAGAACAGTATGTGTTGATTGGTGATGGTGTAAGTTCGTTGGTAGAAGAATTCAATCCGGAATCTGAGACAAAGCAGTACATCAATCAGAGTAACGGAACAACGAATATTAAGAGTTACACACCTTCCATTAGTGTAGAAAAAGAGTATATCAAAGATGATAAGCTTCAGAACTGGATGAATGAGAAGATCAAGACTCTTCCAACAGGCTCATCTGCAATGTCGAGTTATGTAAGATTAAACATTTTAGAAACACCGACAGAAGAAGGAGAATATCCGGCGGTGAAACGTAAGTGCTCATATCAGTTTGATTCTATCGGCGGCGATGCAGGCAGCGAGTTGATGAACAATATGACACTGGGCGGTGTAGGTGATCCGATCCAGGGTACATTTAATGTAACTACTAACAAATTTACACCGACAACATAAGACAGGTGTTAATCAAAATTAGCATAGTGGTGGGTGTCCCTCTAAATCACCCATCACTTTTTAGAGGATGATAATGGTATGGAAAGCTTAAGGGTAAAAAAATCACTTGAAATCGAAGTAAATGACAATGGGGATGTGATATCAATCCCTGTTGAGGATGTGCAGTTCTTGGATGGGTTCTATGACCTGATCGATAAATTCTCCAATAAAGGACAGGAGATAAAGGCAAAGGGCGCAGGACTTAACCAGAAGGAACATATACAGCTGCTGGTTACTACAATGCAGGATATTGCAGCAGAGATTGATTCTTTGTTTGGGGAGGATTGTTGCGAAAAGGTATTTGACACCACGGCACCATCGCCCTATGCAATAACGGACTTCTTTGACCAGCTGCTTCCTATTTTTGACAGATATACGAATGACAGGCATAAGCGGATAGCGCAGAAGTATAGCAGGGAGAGACAGGGCGGCGCATTTACCCCGCAATATGGCGGCAACCGTAAAAATAGAAGGAAGAGATAATTATGTTCAATGTCATGTTGGACAAGCTGCCATATGAATGGCATGGATATCCCATAGATGCATCTTTCCGCACAGGTATCCAGATTATGCAGTGCCTACAAGATGAGGAGTACGAAGAGAATGAAAGAGTTGATCAAGCCATACAGATGATTTTTTATGGTGACAAGGTGCCATCGACTTTAGAGGAAGCTATGCAGGGGCTTGAATGGTATCTGAACGAATATAATCATGATAACCATAAAAAGGAGAAAAGTAAGGTACTGGCATTTGACTTTGATGTAGATCAGTGGAGAATCTACGCAGCATTCATGAAACAGTATGGAATTGACCTGAATACAGTACAGATGCATTGGTTCGTATTCATGGGGCTGCTTACTAATTTGGAAGAATGTTCTTTCACCCGAGTGGTGGATATACGCTGTAAAAAGTTGGATGCAAAAATGCAGCAAAAAGAGCGTAAAGCTATCATGGAAGCGAAGAAGATATACAGTCTTGGAGCGAAGACAGAACTTACAGAAGAGGAAAAGAAGGAAGATGATGAGGCACTTTCCGTCTTCAATCAATTGAGAAATAAAAGATAACAGCCAGAAGAGCCTAGAGCCGGTTTACATGTTTTTATACATGTAGCTGGCTCTATTTTTAGAAAGGGGCTTTTCATATGGCTGAGTATGATACAAGTATACGTGTTAGCACTAAGGTTGATTCTTCAGAATTGGATAAGGTGGCAAAAACCTTTAAGGATATCGAGGATAAGGCAGATGATGCAAAAGATAAAGTAGAAGAGCTGGACAAAGCAGCAGCCGGCACAAAAACTGAGGAATATGAGAAACAGGCGAAAGCCATTGAAAAGGTAAATACTGAGCTTGATAAGAATATAAAGAAGCAGAAAGAAGCTGTACAGGCACAGACAGAAGGACCTGATTACAGATCTGCATGGACGGAGGAAGAAGAAGCACGCATTGATACCCTGATTGCTAAGACAAAGGAACAGAAAGAACTTGCGGGGCAGAACCCGGAAACTGAAGCTACAAGAGAAGTGGCTTTTGACTGGAAAAGCAACGCGCAACAGCAGGCGCAGACTGCACAGAAGGTAGAAGAGATAGCATCCGAGATGGAACGTGCAAAAGCAGGGATCGTGGATGCAGATCAGCATATGAACCAGCTCCGGGTGGATGTAGAGGAATATGCCAACTCATTAAAAGAATTGGAAGCGCAGGGACAGTATTTCGGTGATGATGACTATGACCAGGTGTATCTTGCCTGGCGTAATGCTACAGATGCTGTGAAGGAGTATGAAGCCAATCTCCGCAGCCTTACAGATAAGGGAATGGCTGAGACAGAAGCCAGGATTGCGAAAGAAGAACAGATAAACGCCAAGAAGCGTGAGCAGGAAGCGGAAGAGCAGAAATTACAGAGCATCCGTGTTAATGCGCAGGTGTCAAATCAGAAGCTTGTAGACTTGCTTGCAGAGCAGATCGGGTTACAGGAAAGGCTGGCAGAACTGAAAAAGGCTGGACTGACAGCCGGCTATCAGGAATACGATAACATTACGGCAAGGCTCAAACAGATAAAAGAGCAGGTCGATTATGAGCAGAAGGGCTTTCAAAAGATGGGTGAATCCGGTAAGAAAGCCTTTAACAAGATTAATACCCATGCAAGGAAATCAGGCGGGCTTTTATCGACATTAGGAAGCAGATTGAAGGGAATAGCCTTTAGCCTGTTGATATTTAACTGGATAACCAAGGGATTCAATGCCATGGTATCGGGCATGAAGACAGGTTTCCAGAACCTGGTCAGATATTCCAATGACTATAATGCTGCGATGTCGCAGCTGAAATCATCCAGTACACAGCTAAAGAACGGCCTTGCCACTGCCTTTGCTCCAATTGTCCAGATGGCTATTCCATACCTGGTGCAGTTAATCAATTATATTACCATGGCAGCCAATAAGGTAGCCCAGTTCATGGCTATCTTACAGGGTAAGAGTACATGGACAAAAGCAACGGCGGTGCAGGAAGATTATGCAGCTGCTTTGGATGGTACGTCCAAATCTGCCAAGAAGGCAGCAGGGGCGCTTGCGTCTTTTGACACGTTGGAAGTCCTGTCTAAAAAGGATTCTGGCAGCGGATCAGGCGGGACAAGTCCCAAGGACATGTTTGAGGAAGTAAAAACGGATGACCAAGCGCCAGAAACAAAGTTCGCAAAGAGAATAAAAGATGCCATTGACAAAGAAGATTGGTTTGAACTTGGACGTACTATCGGAGAAAAAATAGCGCAATCATTAGATGATATTGACTGGGATAGTATTTATAACAAAGCTGATAGATTTGGGACGGGCATTGCTGATTTCCTGAATGGCTTGATATCGCCAGCCCTTTTTTATAACCTTGGAAAAACTATTGCAAATTCAATAAATACAGCGCTACATTTCCTGAATTCCTTCGGTAAAGAATTTGACTGGAAGAATTTCGGGAAGTCCTTGGCAGCAGGAATAAAAGGATTCTTTGAAAACTGGGATGCTGGTCTTACCGGTGAAACTTTAAGCACCTTTGCAAAGGGATTATTAGAAGCTGCAACAGCAGCCGTTGATAAACTTAGAGAAGATGAAACATTCAAGGATATAGGTCAGAAACTTGTTGATTTCCTGTGCGGTATAGACTGGGTAGGACTTGTATGGGATTTAACACAGTTTTTTAAGGCTTGTGGAGATGCATTAATTGATTTTCCGGTGGATTTTGCAGAAGGTGTTGCGCAGGGGATCCTGGATCACATATTTGGAGAAGGTAATGTAAATGTAAAATTACCGGATAGTATGAAAGAAGGTCTTGGGACAGAATTCCTGACATTATTCAATCCGGGAATTGGTGCAGTAAGGCAAATGATTGAGGTGTTCCAATTATTGCAGAATGCAGGAGATGCATTGAGCAGTAAGATGGCAGAAACATCTTCCAATATTAGTGCCCAGCTTGAGTTCTTAAAGACACAGGCATTTACAAAATGGCTAGAAATTCAGAGTTGGTATGATTCAGCTGTAGCGCCATGGTTTACAGCTGAGAGATGGGTAGAAGTATTTGACGGAATATATCAAGGAGCGTTAGAAAAATGGGATGAGATAAAAGCATGGTGGGCTGATTCAGCAATTGTGACATGGTGGGATGAAGATGTGGCACCGTGGTTCACAGCTGAGAAGTGGCTGGAAGTAACACAAGGTATATTGGATGGTATCTCAGGCAAGTGGGATGAACTTGTCGCATTCTGGGGACCGGCGATAAAAAATTGGTGGGACACACATGTAGCACCATGGTTCACAGCAGAGAGATGGAAAACTCTCGGCGAGAACATGAAAAAGGGTATTTATAACGGGTTTGTTGGTATCGTAAGTAAGACAGTAGATATAATGAATAAGATAATTGCGGCATGTGAGAGCATGATTAATACGGTAATTGATAAGATTAACCAATTCATGCAAGATGCAGTAGCAACCGCCAATAAGATACCAGGAGTGAATTTTGAAGCACATACGATAAGCCATGTGCAGTTTGGCAGGGTGGAAATGCCGGACATTCCTATGCTTGCCAATGGTGCAGTAATCCGTGGCGGCAATCCTTTTGCGGCAATCCTCGGAGACCAGCCAGTCGGCCAGACCAACATCGAAGCACCATTGTCCACTATCGAAGATGCAGTCAGAAATGTTGTCGGTGATAGATCAGGAGGTGTGTTGAACGTAAATCTGAACTATGATGGCGAAACATTCGCAAGACTGTCTTTGCAGGATTTTCTAAACGAAATGAATAGACAGGGTTACGATATTGATGTATTGGGAGGTATGTCATAATGGCTGATTATACACAGGGAATTATAATTGATGGAATTACATATGATGTGCCTCTTGTATCTGTGAAAAGAAGCTTTGACGTGTTGGACAAATATGCGCAACGTAACGAAGAGAATGGAGATTTGTTGAGGGAAATCTTGGGAGTATATGCCAATTATGATCTTGCATTCGGGGTTATTGATGATGATGACACATATCAGGGATTGATAGACAAACTTACAGAACCTATAGAATTCCACGATTTTATCCTGCCAAGTACAAAAGGTGACTTCTCCTTTAGGGGGTACATATCCAAAGTACAGGATGAAATGATGAAAATACATAGTGATACGGTTACATTCCAGGGACTTACATGCAAATTCACAATGAAAAAGCCGTTCAGGACACCATAAGGAGGCAGTATGGCAAAGACAGGGTTTCGCTGTATTTATGATCTGAAAGATACTACGGCGATAGCAGACAGCACGCCGACAACTGCATATAATCAGACATTCGGGGATATTTCCAAGGTAAAAGATGATATAGAATCAGCCAATTATGCAACTTTGGAACAGGATTTCTTTCTTTTGGATGGCAGCAGGGAAGAAATGCCGGATGCACCGGAGGATATCGTGTTTTTCACCGACACATGCTCGGATGAGAACGGTCAGTTCGCTGCTAATCCTATACTCATAATATTGTTCCAAGAACAGCATTCATCAATCGGCATTAAATTCTACTTTCAGGATGATTTCCCTTTGTCTATGCGTATTAAATGGTACGACAAGGATGGATATCTGACCGACAATGAAGTGTTCGAACCTGACTCCCTGACGTATTTTGCAGAGCATCAAGTCAAAGATTACATGAAAATAGAAGTAATCTTTGAGAGAACCAAGCCATACCGTTATGTCAAGTTAAGATATATCGAATATGGTACAGAGTATGTATTCGGAGAGGGCGGCCTTCCGGTAAAGGACGGTTCGTTGGTGGAAGAATGCCAGCTAATACCCGATAAGATAGCGATAAATAAGCTCACATTCAAATTGATTGATGAGAACGATGATTTTAACCTTGGAAATATAAAAGGCAAGCACCAGGTACTACAGGCAGGACAGCAGGCACTTGCGTATGAACAGGTGGATGGAGCAGATATATTACTTGGAAAATTCTTTCTACAGAGCTATAAGACGGACAAGAACGTAACCACAATTACATGTACGGATTACAAGGGCCGGCTGGACGAACACAATTTCCGTGAAGGAAAAGTATATAACGGAGAACTGGCAGGCACTGTGATTGACAGTATAATGCAGGTAGCAGGGATTGAAGAGTATACAGTAACGGATGAGGTACGCAGGTGCAGGCTGTATGGCTGGTTAAAGATTCAGACGTGTAGGAAGGCGCTGAGGGAAGTCCTGTTTGCCTGTGGGGCGGTCGTTGATGATTCCAGAAGTGAGAGCCTTGACATATACCGGACGAACAGGGTCATTACAAGCACGATTGCAAGGAGCAGGAAATTCAGTACTGTTACCACCAATAATGACTATATATCGGATGTGTCAATCAAATATCCTGAATATACTCTTGGGACAGAAGATAAGCAGATCGCAAAGGGCACATATGAGCCTGGGGCATATACGATAGAGTTATCATCACCGGTGAATCCGGACAGCGTTTCTATAAACACAGGGCAGATAATCGAAGTTAAGAATAATTATATAACCTTTACAGTAACTGGTACTGAGGCAGCAGAGGTAATACTGACAGGGAAGCAGTACAGCAAGGAAGATATTACGGTAACAGCATCTGTAGATAAGGTAGAAGCCGGCAAAAGCCGTGCAGCCAAGTCCTTTATCTGTACGCTCCTGAATGTACAGCAGGCAGCAAAGAGGGCATCGGAGATACTGGACTATTACAGCATGACTCTTGGAATAAAAGCGAAGTATGTAAGCCAGGGGGAGAGGACATCACAGTGGGCGCTGGTAGAGAACGCAGACAGGGCATATGGAAATTATGTGGCTGGCATTGAAAAACTTACCACAGACCTTACAGGTGGGTTCCTGGGTACTGCACAGCTTAGAGGATATTACCTATTAACGGTAGACAGCTACTATACAGGAGAAATATACGCAGGAGAGGAGGTTGGGGATATTTGAGCAAGATAGAGATAGAGCATGTACAGATAACTCCGGCGTCAACAACTGCAAAGGGCATTATAAAAATAGTTATGGATGTGACGGATAAGACCGTTACATACACGAATGACAAGAATTATGCAGGTGAGCTGTACGCAGGGCAGCAGATAGGAGGTATATAGCAGCATGGCAATTACAAAAGTAAGGGTAAAAATCAATGGGGTATGGTCAAACCTAGCGCTGAACAGCAGCACAGGGAAATGGGAAGGCAGCATAACAGCCCCATCTGTGACATCGTACAATCAGACAGGCGGGTACTGGCCGGTAACTGTAGAAGCCACGAACAGTGCCGGCACAGTCACTACAGTGGATGCAACAGATTCTACCATAGGATCAGCATTGCGGTTAATTGTAAAAGAAACTGTAAAGCCGGTCATTAAGCTGGTACAGCCGTCCAATGGGGCGTACATCAGCAACAATATGCTCCCAATCATCTTTGATGTGACAGATGAAGCCTGTGGAAGTGGCGTGAAGCTGTCAACGGTAGCCCTTAAGCTGTCAGGGGCAACATATAAAGATGGTTCTGTAGGAATGGGCAAAACAGCAATCACGAATGGGTATCGTTTCACGTATACGCCGCAATCTGCGTTAGAGGATGGCGCAAAAACGATTGAAATTACAGCAACAGATAATGACGGTAATGCAGCAACAACGGCAAAAGCAACATTTACGGTAGATACAATCCCACCCACACTTACAATCAGTGAACCGGCAAGTGGTCTTATTACAAACCAAAGCAATCTGATTGTAAAAGGAGTAACCAACGATACGACATCCAGTCCGGTCACAGTAACGGTTGTACATGGTTCAAAGACGTATTCCCCCACGGTAGGTGATACTGGGGCATTCGCACAGGCTGTAGTGCTTACAGAGGGTACAAATACGATAAAGGTAACTGCCATGGATGCAGCAGGCAAGACAACAGGGATTACGCTTACTGTCAGTCTGGACACCACAGTACCAACGGTAAAGTCCGTTGTAATGAGTTCGAATCCCGCAAATGTATCAGGCAGCGTAGTGATCACACTGGAGGTCGAATAGTATGGATATCAATATTGTCCTGCCAAGCAATATTGTATATGTGGCAGGATATGTGAATCATGTTGCTGTAGTGTTCCAGCAGGAAGCCGATGGAAAGACATGGAGCGCAAAAGCGGAGCAGAGTGCAGAAAATACGTATCTATTGGAACTGGACATTGTGGATGAGGCAGGAAACAGAACCAATTACATAGATACTATAGAGTATGTATTACCATATTTTATCTACGACAGGACTATACAGGACGTAGAGCAAAAAACGGCAAAAGGCTATATAAATGCAAACGACTTGAACCGAGTCGAACGGAATACCGAAATAATAGCTGAGTATATAGGTATTGCGGTATCTGTAAAAGATGATTGGAAAATAGGAGACTTGCCACGGACAAGTGACTTTTGCAGGATAAGGGAGAATGTGAAATACATCCGGGACAATTACGTGATCTATACCAGTACACCAGAAGTACCAGAGCAGCCACTGAATGATTATAAGAAATGGAATGCAATCGAGAGAATATTACACGATGTGTATGTAATCTATTTTGGCAACATAAGCAACGTTGATTATTGCGGTGAAATAGCCGCAGGAGAAGAGATAGGAGTGATCTAAGTATGGGATTTACTAAAAAGACATGGAAGGACAGGCTTGTAGAGCATGCAGGAAGAAGGAAGCTGACCAATGTTGCGACAGGGGCAACACAGACAGTTGATGTGGCAAGGGCAGAGGGCACAGAGTCCCAGGCAGGAGATATGTTTAATGCAGCGAACATGAATGACTTGGAAACCAGGACATATAACGCTTTTAATGAAATGATTAAGACATATGCAAATGTAAGTGTTGCAGCATCGGCGTGGGGTACATATTCCGCATCACTTGCCAATGAGGCAGCAATTATAGCCGAAGGATATACATATAAGGCAGATATAACCCTGTCCGGCATTACAGCCAACCATGCGGCAAAGGTATGCTTCGCACCGGCAGAGCTGCAGGATGGAGTGTTTGCACCGTACTATAATACCCAGTCAGGAAAGTTAAGAATCTATGCTAATTCCAAGCCCATAGCAGCTATTACCATTCCAACAATTTACGCAGTTAAGAAGGGAGTATAAGCAATGTACAGTGTAGCTTTTGCAGTTAAGGATAATAAGAAATACTATAGCAAACACAGAGAAAAGTACCATCTCGATCAGGAAGATGCCGTATTGGAAGAGATACCACAAGACACTACAGACAAAATGCCATATTACTACTGGGATGATGAGACATGGCATTTTGATGAAAGAAGCTATTATAAGGACCAGAACGAGAGGGAAGCCCAAGCAGCAGAAGAAGAAAAGAAACAGGAAGAAGAAGCAGAGCTTGCGATATCGCAGGAAGATCTCATAAATGCGATAATGGAAATGGCACAGACAATCTCCAATCTTCAGAACCAAGTCAACAAACTTAGCGGAGTGGAGGAATAATCATGGCAGTTATCTATTATAAGAGAGTAAAAGCAGGAAAAATGAAACTGGAAAATGTACCGGACATGTGGCGGTCAACCGTTGAACAGATGTTGAAAGGAGATGAGTAGTATGTTTACATCGGAATCCAATAGTAATTTAAGTGGTAAAAGCTTAAAAATAGTACATTTTGAAACAGGAGGAAGCGGTAATTATAA